AGAAGGGATGATTCCGGTCATATTTGATACTGAGATGGCTGTGGATGAAGCAGCATGTGCTGGAGTAGGTTTAGACTCAACAAGAGTAAAGTACGTACCAGTACAAACAGTCGAATCATGTAGGAACCAACTTGTGGCATTTCTAGACAGTGTTATTGAAGCAAAAGCACAAGGCAAATTTATCATTTGTATCGACTCGCTTGGTAACTTAGCATCACAGAAAGAGATTGATGATGTTGAGAAAGGTAAAACTGCGATGGACATGGGCACCCGGGCCAAAGGTTTAAAAAGCATGATGAGAACTTTGACGTTCAAAGCAGCTCAAGCCAACACAACAGTGCTGTTCGTGAATCACACATATGACGATCCAGCCGCGATGTTTCCTACACTGGTTAAATCTCAATCTGGAGGCAAAGGGCCAGTGTATCTCGCAAGTGTGTTGGTGCAACTAGCCAAGCGAGACGAGAAGCAAGATAAAAATAATGAAGATGATGAGATGTTACCAGATGCAAATAAATACAGTGGTGTAACACTCCGCGCATTAACAGTCAAAAATCGTTTTGTGCCTCCTTTTTTAGAAGCAGAAATGTATTTGAATTTCAAATCTGGATTGGACAAGTATTCAGGACTTCGTGAGATGGCCATCAATCATGGCGCTATCATACAAAACGGAAGCACGTACAGTTTGCCTGGTGATGGTGGCAAGTTAGGTTATTTCAAGAACTGGTGCAAAAACACTGATCTGTGGGATGAAAAGATCCTACCAGTTTTAGAAGAAAAGCTAAAAGCTGCTTTTAAATACGGTAGCTAATCCTTAACAACATCTACAACTTTGACAAGACCTTTTCTTACAAACTCTCCGGTGGAAGGACAAATCCAATGTGCCTCAGTGTATATTTTACCAAGATACTCTCGCTCTTTAATGCGAGGTTGAATCAAGTCCCCTGTGTAGGGAGAGCGTATAGGTTGTGGGTTAACTATGTCCATACAAGTATTTAGTCGATTAACAAAAAAAATATACTATAATAATAAAATGAGCAAATGTGTTATACCGGTTAGTGGTGGTATTGATTCAGCAGTGATATTACACTGGGCTGCATCTGAAGGTCATGAAGTGCATGCTGTTAGTTTCAATTATGGTCAACGACACTTTGACAAAGAGATGGAATGTGCTATTTCTAATTGTTATTTTAAATCTAAATCTCATAAGCAACTTGATTTGAAATTTTTCAAGGACATCGTGACCACAAGTTCATTGGTGAATCAAGAGATTGACGTGGCAAAAACAAAAGATGTTTTAGGGGATCCACAAACAGTTAATTATGTACCTAACAGAAACATGATGATGTTGTCAATATGTACTGCTTATGCGGAGTCAATAGGAGCATCAACAGTTTATCATGGAGCCGCTCTTGTTGATAGTCAGGCTGGATTTTGGGATGGTTCTGTTGAGTTTTTACAAGCGATAAATGCTGTGAATGCATTGAACCGCCGAGACAGAATCGAGGTAGTCGCTCCGCTGATACTCAAAAGTAAAAAAGATATTATACAGCTTGGTGTAGATGTTGGTGTTGATTTTGCAGACACATGGACTTGTTATGAAGGCAAAGACAAGGCGTGTGGTGAATGTACCGCATGTAGTTCTAGAATACAAGGATTTATAGATGCTGGTTACATTGATCCTATTGAGTATAGTAAAACAATACCATGGAATGATTATGGTTGTAAACCAATAAAATAATATGTGTGGAATATTTGGATCTTCAAAATTTAGGTTGTATGAAAAGTTGTATGCTTTCAACAAAACCCGGGGCAACTTCGCTGGTGGCTCGTTGTACATAAAGCCGTGCGGTGATACGTATGTCAAGAAATGGCAAGGCATGCAATATGTGAATGAAATAACAGGTTTTTACGCCTGGTCACACGAGTACAAACTGTTCATGGGTCACACACAAGCTCCTACCGGTTCACAAAGAAAATTTTCTAAACAAACAACACACCCATTCGAGACAAACAACTGGATCGTTGCTCACAATGGAGTGCTGGAGAACAACACACAATTAGAATTGGAACATTTACAACACTTGGATGAATCATTACCACCTGTTGACTCTGCCTTGATACCAGCATTACTAGATCATGTGTATACAGGAGATGATGTGGCAGCTGTGAAACAAGTTTGTAGTATGCTCAAAGGTACTTTTGCATGCTGGTTGTATAGTAAGCTCTCTCGATCAGCATATTTGGTTAGATCCGGAAGCACTCTGCTGGCTAACGTAGACACCGGAAGCTTCTCATCAATATATGTACCACACGCGGCGGAAACACTACTTGACGAAGGTGTTGTGTATTGTGTAACTGCTGAAGGACTAGCAACAGTCGGTACATTCGAACAAAATTCACCATTTTTTATATTATGACAAACGATTACGCGATAATGTACAAAGTATCCGGTTATGACTCGACACACACAAAATATCTCTCCGGAGAAAACATTGATGAAATACAGACTAAATTTGAAGCTGATGCAATTAATGAATTACACAAAGTAAAAATATTAGAAATAGTACAAGTCGTAGAGGAACATGACAAGATAATTGTAACTAAATGAAACCAATACTAGTAGTATCAGCAACAAGAAATAAAAAATTTGATACAAAAATATATCAAAGCGTTGGTGGAATATCAGCAAATCATTCTGCTGCAGAACTCAAATTGAATATTGTTGAAAATAACAAAGAAGGCTTACCAACGGTATACAACAGATTTCTAGACAAAAAATATTTAAAGAAGCATGACATAATATTGTTTGTACATGATGATGTGTTTATAGATGATCTGAAACTGAAAGGAAAACTATACAATAATTTGAATCAAATGTATGATATAGTTGGTCTAGCCGGTTGTGTCAAGCCTGTTATAAAAAAACCTGTGTTGTGGCATGTGATGTCACATCGAGACAATCTAAGAGGTTTTGTTCATCATGAAATGCAAATAACAGAAGATCAAATTGCAACCAGGGTGACATCATTTGGTTATACACCTTGCAGAGTCGTAATAATTGACGGTCTATTTATGGCGGTCAACTTGAAACGAGTTATTTCATCAGGGTGGAAGTTCAATGAACAGTTTGATTTTCATCACTATGACATTGCTGCTTGTCTTGATGCCAATAAATTAAAATTGAAGGTAGGTGTTGCCCCAATTCATGTCATACATGGATCACCAGGCCTGATGGACATGAACGACACTAAATGGTTGCAATCGCAAGATAAGTTTCTAGACTTATATACATAATGTCCAGCACGATTGATTTAGATTTTTATGAACAGGTCATTATGTTTCACTGTCTAACAGATGAATCATTTTTAGGTACAGTTATAGAGCATCTGGATCCTGAGTATTTCACGGACAACAATATTAGTAACATAATTGATATTGTGACAACGTTTTATAATACCCGGAATCAGATTCCTAGCTTAACTGAGATAAAAGCACATTTGTCAACCCCGGAGCTGGTTAACAACTTTAAGACTGTTGTGCAGTATATTCAAAACTTCCGTGATAGTGATAGCATGCAAAGACCGGAGTTTAAATTTAGTAAGGACGAATTATATGAGAATACTGAACAGTTTTTCAAGCAAAAAGCCGTGTATAATACCATGATCGATGTCGCGGAGAATTCTACCGGTAAAGATATTGACACCGGTGAAATTCTTGGAAAATTTGAATCAGCATGTAACATCACGCTGGATGTTGACAAGGGCTTAGACTATCTAAATGAAATCGACCGACATATACAGGATTTGAAAGAAGAGGATAGTACAATTTCGACTGGTTGGGACTGGTTAGATGAAAAACTATCTGGTGGGTTGTTAGAACATGGACGAGCAATATATGTCTTTGCTGGTGAGACCAATATTGGTAAGTCAATATTCTTAGGTAACATGGCAGTAAATCTCGCAAATCAGGGTAAAACTGTTTTGTTGGTGACACTTGAAATGTCAGAACTGGTGTATGCCAAGAGACTCAGCACACAAATAACACAAATACCAATAAAGGAGCTGTCCAATCAAACAGATTTTTTGAAAGAGAGTCTTGAGGAATATAAAAAGGATCATGATCGATCTAGAATTTTGATCAAGGAGTTTCCTCCTAGTACTATAACTTCTTCAAATTTACAGGCATTTATCAAGAAATTGTCAGACTCCGGTATAGAAATTGATGCAATTGTTTTAGATTATGTGAATCTACTCACAACTCGTGATGGGGTTAATTCATACGAACGTGTAAAATACGTAACCGAAAAACTTCGCGCGCTAAGTTATATATTTGCATGTCCTATAATAACTGCAACACAGCTAAACCGATCAGGTTATAATGAGATCAACCCGGGTTTGGAAACAGTGGGTGAAAGTTACGGTCTAGCGGCCACTGCTGATGCAATGTTTAGTATTTGGCAAGAAGAAGAAGATGCTGAATTGGGTATAATAAAACTAGGATTGATGAAAAATAGATTCGGACAAAATTTTGGAAGCGTCACGCTCTCGATAGACTACACAACATTGACATTATCAGAAGATGCCGAACTGGCTGATTCATTACCAGAGATAGAAACGTCAGAGATTGCAGACACCGGAGAGACCCTTGCTGATACATTGGATTTCCTATACAAGAATGATTCATGACCAGTTGATAACAAAAAAATATCAATTAAATATTTGATTAGCAATGGCAACTAAAACTAAAAAGAAAAAATTTCATGTTTTTACAGATTGTGATTTGGATGGAGCTGGTGCATTTTTTGTGTTAAAAAACACAATTAAGCAAAATTATACATACACTGTCACACGTGTTGTGGATGCACATATAAAAATTGGTGCTTGGTTTGAAAAAAATGACCCGAGTGGTTATGAAACCATTTATATTTTTGATTTAGATATTAGTCAACATGGGGAATTAATGAAACTAGTTGATCGGCCGAATGTGACAATAGTGGATCACCACTCATCTCATATTGAACGCGCGGACAGATACAAACACGCAAAGATCAATATACAAAAAGAAACATCTACAACCAAAATGTTGTACAAACAGCTCGACGGAGCCAAAATACTAACACCACGACAAAAACTATTAGTGTTGATGGTGGATGATTATGATTCATACAAATTTAAAGTACCCAACTCATACGAGTTGAACATTGTGTTTTGGTCATACCAAGGTGATCGTGTTGAGAAGTTTCTCAAGGACTTCGAACCTGGGTTCGTTGAATTCAAACAAACGCATCAAAACATTATAAATTTTTATGTCAAAAAATTAAAGAATATAATTTCCAACCTCGACGTACATGTTGCTCAAATATCAATACAAGGCAAGATTAGAAAACTAGTCGCGGTGTTTGCGACCAGTTGTATAAATGATATAGCCTCACACATTATAAAAAATTACAAGTGTGATATTGGATTTGTTGTCAACTTGAATTCAAACAAAGTGAGTCTCCGCCGGGCGGAAGACTGTAATGTTAATCTGGCCACGTTAGCGGAAAAATTGTTTGATGTGGGTGGAGGTCATGAAGATGCATCTGGGGGTGTTGTGTGCGACAAATTCTTAACATTCACAAAAATTTTCAAGCCAATGTCGATAAAGGATTTCAATGGGTAAATTGACTCAAAGTATCCTGAGTGGTGATCCCACATACCAGGCATACAAAAAAGAATATGAACATCTGTTCTTATCATTTTGCACTCTTGTGTGCCAGATGCATAATAAGAAAATGAACCTGCCCAATATATTCATTGTAATTCTAAAAAATAAAGAGTTGCGACAAGCGTATAAAAAAATAATGAGCATAGAGAGCGATTATGACGCATGTAAAAAGTTTCTGGAATATGACTCGACACTATATAAATCAAAATATATCAGAAACTTTATAACATCAACCAATATAAAAAAGCTTATATGACAGACATAACAGCATCTGAAAAAAATATATACAACAAATATTTGGCAGTGTCCAGGTCAAGCCAAGGAAAACCATTTAAATTGAGAAAACAATTTGATGATTTGGATGATCACAAAACTGCATGCTTGAAAAAATTGTCATTGTTTTTTAACAAATTCAGACATGTTGATATAGATGATTTCTTCTCCGCTCCATGGAAAATTTACAACGATCAACCTAATATCGATTTATCATTTTATGTGTCACAGCGAGCCTTGAAAGTTTACACCCTGTACGTACAGCGCAAAGCTACAACGAAACCAGATGCAGAAGAACAGCTATACGATATGAAAAAAACTTTGCAATATATTTTAAAATTTTGTGTAAAACATAACATATCAGTGGATGAATATATTGAGCATAAAACAAACAACATGTACACATTTGTTGACCATTTGAGACAACACAATGTCAATATATATGTGTTGTTTGGCTTCACAAATTTTGAGAAAAATCTTATGAGGTGTGACTGGGACCATGTCAAATTCATGTTAGGGGACATGGCAGACCGACTAGATACTTTTAGAACAAACTACTTAACCTCATCTCGCGCGAAGAATTTCGTGCAGTTGGGTATACACAAAATAAAACAAATACAAAATAACAGTTGAAATACAAACAAAATAAACTATAATAAACAATATGAGTACATTCACAACATCAATGTTTGCAAGCATTAAAGACGCCTTGCAAAAAGACAACAAGCCAGCAGGAGCCATCGCAGATATCTTGAGATTAACCAAGGGTAACAGCTATGTTGTTAGACTGGTTCCCAACACTACCGATCCAGCAAAAACATTTTTTCATTTCTATTCCCATGGGTGGGAAAGCTTCGCTACAGGACAATATGTGAGTGCAGTGAGCCCTCAAACATTTGGTGAGAGAGATCCGATTGCTGAATTTCGTTACAAGACAAACCGTACCGGTTCAGTAGAACAAAAGAATAAAGCCCGGGCAATTATTCGATCAGAAAAGTGGTTGGTTAATGCGTATGTGATCGATGATCCGGTTAATCCAGAAAATAATGGTAAAGTGAAAATTTTGCGTTATGGTAAACAACTACACAACATTCTCATGGAGGCCATTGAAGGTGAGGATGCTGAACAATTTGGTCCGCGGATCTTTGATCTAGGTCCCGACGGATGTAGTTTGAGAGTCAAGGTTGAAGACCAGGGTGGTTATCCAACATATGTGTCAAGTAAGTTTTTAATGCCTGGTGCTATTGACGGTGTTGACGAGACAAGAAAGAGCCAGATTGAATCAGAAGTTATTGCATTGGATGAGGTGTTCAAGATCAAGAGTTCGGAAGAGTTGGTGAGTCTACTTGACGAGCATTATCATTGTAATGAAGGTGAATCTGTATCTGCTGCAAGCACAGAGACGCATTCGGCAGCACCAGTAGTTGCAAAACCAACAGCAGATCCGGACTTGGAGGAAGAAGTTCCTCATCTTGACCCGGTCAGCACTACTGCTAGTACAGCAGATGATGATGTTTCTTTAGACGATGATAAGATCAAAGAACTCTTGCAAGGCTTAGATGAATGATCAACAGCAAAGACCGAATCAAGAACCACCTCCTCCATTAGATACAACACGACATGAGAGTGAGCAAGGTATCAATGAAGATGACATCGGATTAGTTGCAGCCTTTGCGAAAAGAATTGGCAATGAATTATATACTGTAGATCACCAAAATGTTGGAAGTAATACAAACATCAAAGCTTTACAACTGGATCAAAAAAAAATTTTATCTGGAATAACTAAGTCGGTAGGTGGTAATCAAAGCACCACTGCACCTTCTCAAGAGGTTAAACCTGTACAATCTGAGGTGACCAAAACACCTGAACCAAAAAAGAGCACACCTAGAGTTGCAGCCACAGCCGCAACAAATAGTGTACCGGCTCAACCTAGTGAAATAGCGTCACTAGAAAAAAGACTATCCAAAGTAGAGAGCGCAATTAACGCAATACGTAAGGCTAAACGAATCAAAAGAGGCACAACATACAACGTGAGCTCCAACGGTTTCAAGGGAGAAATAAGAGATGCAGAACTGTTAGCTGAATTTGTCATAACAGAAGTTGCAAAAGGAGTAAAAACCATTACAATAAGAGCAAATGATAGTCAAAATAGCAAATAAAAACGATTTCGTTGAAAAATTCTTATCACCGATAGGTAAGATAAATGAAAATGCGGTAATCAAGGTATCTGAAAACAAGATTACATCTTTGATAACCACAAACGACGAGACGTTAATTTTATATGTTGTGTACAAGCATGCTGAAGAAGAGACAATTGCATGCAATTTGAATATACCAGATATTAATCGACTAATAAAAGTGTTTAGCTGTGTAGATGCAGAAAACATGGATATAATTTTTGATAAAAACAAATTAAAATATTCATCAAATAACATCAATTTTAAATATCACCTATTGGAGGATGGTATTATATCGACTCCTAGTATTAGTTTTGATAAAATAAAGAAATTAAATTTTACAACAAGCTTTAAAATAAAATCTCATGATCTATCAAGCTTAATAAAGGCATCTACATTTACAGTTGATACAGACAAATTATATATCAGTACAAAAACCGACTCAGTGGTATGTGAATTGACTGACCGGCAAAAACATAATATTGATAGCTTTTCCCGTGTACTGGCAGACGTCTACACCGGTGATCAAATAACAGAACCACTACCGATAAATTTCGAAATTTTTCGTCTCATGAGTAGTTTGAGATTCGAGGAATGCACTGTAAATATTGATGTGAGTAAAAAGGTTTTATTGTTTACAGTGGTTTCTAACAATTACACATTAAATTTCGTAACTGTGGGTCTTGTAGGTTAATGAAAAATAAATTATCGACATTAAGCTATTTTGTAAAAAGGTTAAAGGACAACGATTTTATCGTTTGGAAAATTTTTGATGGTTACCAGATAGGGGATCCTAGAAAATGGACAGTGCTTGTAAATCCAGGATTCCATTCAATTTATATCACATGCTATATAGACAATCAAAGCTTAAAAGACGAACCATTATTTGCGTTTGATGATGGCGGAGCCTGGGGATTCAGGACTAACGAAAAAATACAAACTAAATCTATACAAATTATTATCAACAAGCTTATAGAGTTTGGAGTTACTCAAGAAGCAGTAAACATAAAAAAATAAATGGAAGACGATGATACAGAATTTGATTCACTGAGTGGGTTTTTATACAGTGAAGATGAGTTTATAGAACCGGTAATTAAGAAAAAACATAATCGAAAAGCCAAAAAAGGTGATCAAGGTTATGAAATAATCCGAGCCGCCCTAGAATCTCATTTGGTTGAATATGCCAAAAGAAAGCAAGATCAAAAAAGAAACGTTGATCAGCTTTCAACAATGATAGAGGAATATTTGAGTTCATTTGTTTTACTAGGTTACAATTACGATGGTGACCCAGTGACAATTGTAAGTGCATCAACACAACAACATTCAGATTCACTCAGTACATTGATTCAAAAATTTATCATAAATTCAAATCCTGGAAACACTCCTGGTGTATAAAAAATGAATATATTGATACTGGGTGCTGGTTACATAGGTAACCATCTATACGAACACATACAAAAAGATATAGGCTGTGAGGCAAAAACCAATGTGCATCTGAAATCCAGATCACAGCTTGACTATTCAAGAAAGCAAATATTGACTGAATACATAGCCCAGCATAAGATACAGATCGTGATAGGAGCCACTGGATACACCGGGAGACCCAATGTAGACGCGTGTGAAACAGACAAGCAACGTTGTTGGTTTCATAACGTTAAAATACCTTTGACCATTGAGTCTGCGTGTGTGACAACTTCAACTAGCACCGGAAATCACCCCCCACCCCGTTTTATACATATTTCATCCGGTTGCATATATGATGGGTACGAATCAAATTGGACAGAGCAGGACGAACCAAATTTTGGTATGTATGACAACAGCAGTTGGTATAGCAAAACAAAACATGCTGCGGAAACTCTACTGGACCTTCGCAGAACAATTGTGTTGCGAATCAGAATGCCTTTCTCTTCCTGTGACTCATCGCGTAACTTCATACAAAAAATGTTAATGTATGATAATTTAATAAGCCGGTTGAATAGCATGACATGTGTCGAGGATTTGTGTGAATTTGTAACCACACACATATGTCGAGCTGAAATTAAATCTCAGCAACTCTTGCCAGGCATATACAATGTTGTGCATTGCCAACCAACAAGCGCAAGAAATATCGTATCAAAATTAGAGTTTTATACAGACAAACAATTCAATTTCACAAATATTGAGGATTTAAATTTAGCAGCACCAAGAAGCAATTGCACTTTATCGACAAGTAAGATATCATCATATAATCTACAACTTCCTGATATAAATGATTCGCTTGATAAATGCATTGAAAAAATATTTTCAACCCGCCACTAGTATTTCAACAGACAAGGATACACCGCAACCGGGTAGCATCTATGGAGTTGGAGCTGGTAAATACACAGGTAAGTTTTTTGTATATATCGAACAAAATAATCAGGCTAAATGCTTTTTGACACTACCGGACATGCAACCCCAAGAGATTACAGATGAGAAATTTAATGTTGGTGTAGATAATAAGATAATGGAATTTCAAGAGGTGTTACCAACCAAAGTATACAAAGTATGCAAACAACAATATGACGATGCAAAAAAGAAATTTAATAATTGACTCAAATAATCTGTTACATCGAGTTCATTGGGTGTGCAATAAACACAAGTACATATCAGTACCTAAAATGTTTTTTCAGTGTATCAGAAGTTATGCTCATGAGCACATGATAACACCGGGCTGTATATACACCGCGTGGGACGATAAACTAGTCAAAGGTAGTACTAACCATAGAAAGCAATCTGAAGTTGTAGAGTACAAGTCAACAAGAGATCATGAAAAAAATGCCGAGGTGTACAAAATATACCGACATATACGACGCATGTGCCAACACGCCGGTTTTATAAATATGCACCCGGGAGTACTTGAATGTGATGATGTGATAGCCCACCTATCAAAAACCTTGTCCGGACACAATGTTATTGTTAGTGTGGATCAAGACATGTTGCAACTGATCAATAGTGCGACTGATGTGTATGACCCGATAAAAAAACGAATATTAACAGAACATAATTTTAATCAAATCATGCCGGTTCGAGTTGAACAGTTTGTACATTACAAGGCACTGATGGGTGACAAGTCAGACAACATTCCCGGTATACCAAAAGTTGGTCCCAAGCGCGCAGCGGCGATACTAGATGAGGGTGTGTCCAGTTTACCGGAGGCGCATATGGAAATATACAAACGTAATTTGACGTTGATGGATTTACAATACAGTCTGGATAATTATCCAGGTGAGACTAAACTATACGACAAACAACTTGAATTGGCCACCAGTAAAGTACAACTTGACTTGCTAATGGAAGAATGTGAATCAATAGATTGTAGAGACTTGAAAACTGATTTGATAAACACAATGTACACAGAGAAAAAATCAGTTATACAGACACTATCATGATCATGACAGAAATTCCTGAAGATTATGTGCTTCAAAAATTTTATGAACATGCCGGTTATCCGAAGCATAAAAAGTCTACAAATGTACATGAAGCCGGGTGTCCTATCTGTCAAGAAGGTCACAGTTGGGGTAAAAAAAGACGAGCATATTATATTCCAAAGGAATCCATAATCTGCTGTCACAACTGCGGTTGGTACAGCAAACCTCTCAAATGGATAATGGAAGTGGCTAGAATGACATATGATGAGATTGTATACGAGGTGCATACTGGTGATTACAAATACATTGACATGTCACCACAAAAAGTAACTAAAGCAGTACAAAATTATACGTCTGAATCTCTGCCACGTGACAGCATAAACCTGTTGGATCAAACACAGGTGGATCATTTTACAACTAGCGGCACATCACGTGAGAAACACATATTAAACAAAATGTTTGAATTTGTGAATAGCAGGAGATTGTTAACAGCAATTAACAGGCCAAAAGCTTTGTATGTGAGCCTGACTGATGTTGTGCATAAAAATAGGTTGTGCATACCGTTTTATGACAAGTCTGGCAAAATAGTGCATTATCAGACCCGTGGAGTTCTTCCGGAAGATCTACAGTCTAGACCGAAATATTTGTCTAAAATTAATAGTAGTAAAACACTGTTTAATTATGATAATATACAAAATGATACAGATATACTGTATATATTTGAGGGTCCATTAGATTCATTTTTTGTACAAAACTCAGTGGCACTGGCCGGTATACAAGAAAATTCTTCTAATATGGTGACTAGCGCACAAAAACAAATGCTGAATTCAAAATCACTATTGAAACATGTGTGGGTGTTAGACAATCAATGGTTGGATCAGGCAAGCTATATCAAGACCAAGCAATTAGTTGAGTCCGGAGATCATGTGTTTTTATGGCCCTCAAGCTTGAAGCAGTATAAAGACTACAATGACCTGACAATACATTATGGTCTAGACGAGATAAGCAGCAAGATGATCGCTGCAAACACATACAGTGGATTGTCTGCTAAATTGGTTTTTAGTAAGATTAAATCGTACCAGAATTAGTCTCTTTATTTTTCGCAGCGAGCAGGTACTGCTTAAGAGATTCTCCTAAAGATGACAGATCCTGAGCCAATCGGGAAATCTTTTTTGATTCGCTTCGTTGAACATCGGCTAACACACTGTCACAGTCCGTTCGATTCAGTTGTGAGTTAATTGATGCATCATCAAGACCATTTAAATACTCGATAAATCCTTCCACCTCACCAATCCATGTTTGTAAAGTAGAAATTGTGTTGGCTGTTTGTTGCGCTTGAAATTGAGCAACTGGATTATCAGGTACATCATTGAATGCTTCAGGGTCAGTACCATCGTCTAGACCATCGCGAAACGCAGCTTCGTCATCCGACACCGGTGTTTCTTGTTCCAACAAATTAATTAGCTTGTTTTGAAAGACTTTCATATATAAATTATTTATTGAATAAATAATTAAAATGACTGAAAAGAAAAAAATATTATTTGAGGACCTGTCGGTACCTGGTGGTCAGTACAATCAAACAGATTCTAATCCATCCGGTACAAGTCAAATACCTAGAAAAGTCAATTTGTTAGACCTATTGGATTATCAAAAAAAGGCCGACGGTCTGATGAACAGAGCACCAAAAGTTGTACCATACCCGTTGACACAAAATGTGATTGAGCAGATAGGTGAAATATATGTGCAAGCAGCAAAAATACAGTCTGAACTTGGTCAGTCATACCAAAGCCCTTTGATTTCTGATGATGAAGATGCAGCAAAAACAATCAAGAGTTTATACACAAAGTTACAAAAAGTAAAATTGATTGTGAAATCTGTTGCGGATGAATTAAAACAGCTTGACATTGAGAAATAGTATATTATAATATAGGTGTGATATTACCAGTTATAAGGTCTTTAAGTATCCTATTGACCATCAGCACCGCTGTAGGTTATGCTACACATGAACTTGAGTATGGATTTATACCTGGTTTTATAGTGGCACTGTTGTTACAGCTGCTTGTGTTTAACACAGCCAAATATATCAGGGACTCGATAATGACAGTCAAAATAAAATCCCTGCAACTAGAGGAAATAAAAAGCTTTGAACAACAAGGCATAGATTTGAACTGTGCACATTGCAAAGAATCCGTGTTTGTTCCGATAAGACTAGATCAGCAAAATAGCTTTGAATGCTCAGCATGCGGTAAAAATAATGCTGTTTATGTCAACATGACTGTCGCAAGAGAAACTGATTCTATAAACATGGATGCGATCACCACTCGCCTGTTAGTGGATGATGAAGAACGTGTCAAAGACGAGATTCGCATCTCCGGAAGCAAGCAAGAATGAAATTTTTATTTTTATTTTTGTTTTTGCCACTTATAATGTTTGGTGATACAATAGTTGTGAACGTGAAAGGTCTGGTTTGCCCTACATGTGCAATTGGTATAAAAAAGAATCTGTATAACACTAAAAAAGTTAAAATAGTGGACCTTAACATAATCAAGCAACAAGTAAAAATAACCGTTCTACCAAACAAATTTTTATCAGATATAGAAATAATAAAATCTATAGACAATGCCGGTTACAAGACCGGAAAAAAACATATTACAAGAACACAAAATGAATGAAAAACTAAGCATGTCGTTGAGCGGAGCCGACTCTGCAAGCACAATTAACCCTCCAACCAAACCAGCCGGTGTAGAGATCGAACATGTCTTGTCAGTACTTGAAAGGTATTTTAAAGACTGTTCATATGATTGTGGCAAGAATTACAGTGATGGGTTCAATGTTGAACTTCTGCGTGACAAACTTGACGCAACAA